AATGCCATCACCACCACCTCCGCCTCCACCACCTGCTGAACCGCCTGCTTATGATGATGAGGAAAGAAAAGCAAAAATTGCTGCAGAGCAAGCTGAGATTAAACGTAAACGTAAAGGAAGAGCTTCTACAATTTTAACTGGATCTCAAGGATTAACAGAAGAAGAAACTTTACAGAAAAAAACTTTACTAGGAGAATAATATGGGTGGAGTTATGGCACCATTAAAAGGAATGATCAGAGGATCTGTTTCAGGAATGAAACAAGGAGCAGAAGAATATAAAAAAAGTTTAGAAAAACCTGCTGAAGAAACAAAACAAGCTGAAGAAAAAGAAGCAAGCGAAACAAAAAGATTATTGAGAGCAAAAAGAAAAGGAAGATCATCAACTGTTCTTAGTTCATCTTCTGGAGTAACAGATGAAGCTATTACTTCAAAAAAAACATTATTAGGAAGTTAATATGGGTGGTGGATCAGGAGGAGTTTTTGGAAAAGGAATACAAATGCTTGTTGGATCTGGAGCTGCCAAACCAGTTGCACCACAAGTTGAAGCTCCAAAACCACAACCATTAGCTTCACCAACTCAAGCAGAAGTTGATCAAGGAGAAGCAACAAGATTATTAAAAGCAAAAAGAAGAGGTAGATCTATGACTATACTTACATCTCCATCTGGTGTAAGTGATCAGACTACTCTTTCAACTAAAACTTTATTAGGCGCATAATATGGCAATTAACCCAAAAGCAAAACTGGTATTAGATAGATACCAAAGTTTAAACACTCAACGTCAAACTTGGGAAGAACATTGGCAAGAAGTTGCGGATTATATGATGCCGCGAAAAGCAGACATTACAAAAAAAAGATCTAAGGGAGACAAAAGACACGAACTAATTTTTGATGGAACAGCAATTCATGCTTTAGAATTATTGTCAGCATCATTACATGGAATGCTAACTAATATTGCATCACCATTTTTTTATTTAAAATATAGAGACAATCAACTTGATAAAGATGATGAAGCAAAAGAATGGTTAGAATCTTGTACAGATGTTATGTACAAAGTTTTTGCATCATCAAATTTTCAACAAGAAATATTTGAACTATACCACGATTTAATTTCTTTTGGTACAGCAGCTATGTTAATTGAAGAAGATATTAATGATGATCTAAGATTTAGAACTATTTATATTGCAGAAATTTTTATTACCGAAGATGAAAGAGGCATGGTGGATAGTATGCTTAGAAAATTCTATCTACCTGCCAGAACAGTAATGTTAAAATTTGGTGAAGCAAACTTACCAAAAAATTTAAAAGATAAAGCTAAATCATATCAACATGAGGAAGTTCCAATATTACACTTAGTAATGCCAAATGAAGAATTTGGAATTGCAAAAGGAAATAAAGGTAAACCCTACTATTCAGTTTATGTAGATCCAGATAGTGGAGCAATTTTAAAAGAAGGTGGTTACGAAGAATTTCCTTATGTAGTTCCGCGTTACTTAAAAGCATCTAATGAAATTTATGGAAGATCACCTGCGATGAATGCTTTAGCAGATGTTAAGATGTTAAATACAATGTCTAAAACAACGATTAGAGCTGCGCAAAAACAAATAGATCCTCCACTGCTTGTACCTGATGATGGTTTTCTTTTACCTATAAGAACCATACCTGGAGGATTAAATTACTACAGAGCTGGAACTAGAGATAAAATTGAACCAATGAATATTGCTGCAAACAATCCATTAGGTTTAAATATGGAAGAACAAAGACGTAAAGCAATTAGAGAAAATTTTTTCGTTGATCAGTTAATGATGCAGGGGGGTCCACAAATGACTGCAACAGAAGTATTACAAAGAACAGAAGAAAAAATGAGATTATTGGGTCCAGTGCTTGGCAGATTACAGTCTGAATTATTACAACCATTAATCACTAGAGCTTTTAATATTTTATTAAGAAATAAAAAATTCCCACAACCACCTGAATTTTTAGGAGATCAAGATATTGAAATAGAATATGTATCTCCATTAGCTAAAGCTCAAAAGACTTCAGAGTTATCCTCAATTATGAGAGGGGTAGAAATATTTGGTTCTTTACAAAACATTGCTCCTGTGTTTGATCACATAGATGTAAATGGTTTAGTAAAATATATACAAGATATTTTAGGTATACCAGCTAAGGTTATGAAGTCAGATATGGAAGTACAACAAATTCGCTTGCAAAGAGAACAGATGCAACAACAGCAATTAGAAATGCAACAACAAATGCAAGTTGCTGAAGCTGCTGGAAAAGCTGCACCTGCACTAAAAGCGATAAATGAACAATAGAGATATAAAAAATTTAAACACAAATTATAAGATTTGTTTTGGATCTGAGAGTGGAGAAAAGGTTCTTGAAGATCTAGAGCGAAGATGTAATGCTAACGTAACTACCTTTGTTAAAGGAGATAGTTATGAAAGCGCATATTTAGAGGGACAAAGATCTGTCTATCTATTTATTAAATCAATGATCAACAAAAAAAATGGAGGAAATAATGAGTGATCAACAGGGAGTGGTGGAACAAGCAGTTCAGCCATCTGGAAGTCCAGCGACTTCTCCAGTAAATAATAATGTTACAAGTGTAGTTGAACAAGCTGCTGCAGACTGGAAAGCTAGTTTAGCAGAAGATATCAGAGCAGATAAATCTTTAGCTCCTATTAAAGATATTAATAGTTTAGCTAAAAGTTATATTCATGCACAAAAATTAGTTGGGGTAGAAAAAATACCACTACCTAATAAACATGCAACTGAAGAAGATTGGAATGTAGTATACGATAAGTTAGGCAGACCCAAATCTCCTGAAGAATATAAATATAATATATCTGAAGATACAAACATTGATGAAGGCGCTTTAAAAGTATTTTCTGAGCAAGCTCATAAATTAGGTTTATTACCACAGCAAGCAGATGGTGTTGTTAAATTCTATAATGACATGATGGCGGAAAACTTAAAAAGTTTAGATGCCGCTGCTGAAACAGCTCGTGTTGAAAGTGAACAACAACTTCGTAAAGAATTTGGTAGAGCTTTTGAACAAAAGATAACTAAAGCATCACAATTAGCTAGAGAATATGTTGGAGAAGATGTTCTTAACATGAATTTAGAAAGTGGTGTTAAATTAGGTGATCATCCACAAGTTGTTAAAGCATTTGCTAAATTAGCTGAAATGGTAGGAGAAGATAATTTTGTAGCTCAATCTGGTCCAAACTATTTAACTCCTAGCGAAATAGAGAGCGAAATAGCTAAATTACAAGCTCCAGGATCTGCATATTGGAATAAATCTCATCCAAATCACGATAAAGCTGTACAAGAAGTTTTTGCTTTACGACAACAGCTAACTGATGTATAGAGCAAATCATTAGGATAATCTTTTAGACCCTATTGGCATTTGGAAAAGACAAACATCTACGAAGATGTAAAACTCTAGAATAGATCCACATTGTGGAAAATCCATTCGTTTATTTTTAATTAAACTTAACCAATGGAGATGACAATATGTCAAATCAAATAACAACTGCTTTTGTACAGCAGTACAGTTCAAACGTACAAATGCTATCTCAACAAATGGGATCGTATTTAAGAAGCGCTGTGGATGTTGAAACGATTGTTGGTAAGAATGCTTTCTTTGATCAAGTAGGTAAAACTACTGCTGTTCTAAGAACTTCTAGACACGCTGATACACCTCAGATTGATACACCTCACTCAAGAAGAAGAGTTAGCTTAGCTGACTATGAGTGGGCTGATCTAATAGACAACCAAGACAAAGTAAGAATGCTAATTGATCCAACTTCTTCTTACGCAAAAGCTGCGGCTGCTGCTATGGGAAGAGCGATGGATGATGTTATCATTTCTGCTTTAGGTGGTACTTCGTACACTGGTGAAACAGGATCTACTTCTGTATCATTACCAGCTGGACAAAAGCCATACTCTGCATCAAACCAAACTACAGGTTTGACTGTTGATAAACTATTAGAAGCTAAAAAAATATTGGACTTAGCAGACGTTGATCCTAGTTTACCTAGATTCTTCGTGTGTGGTCCAACTCAAATTAGCAATCTATTAAACGAAACTGAAGTAACTTCTAGCGACTTTAACACTGTTAAAGCTCTAGCTCAGGGACAATTAGATTCTTTCTTAGGATTTAAATTCATTGTTTCTAATAGATTAAAATTTGACGCAACTAATACAGACGACAGACTTGCATATGCGTTCACTGCTGATGCTATTAAATTAGCAATCGGTAAAGATGTAATGGCGAGAATAGACGAGAGAGCTGATAAATCATACAGCACTCAAGTTTACTACTGCATGAGCATCGGTGCTACTCGTATGGAAGAAGAAAAAGTTGTCGAAATCGCGTGCGACGAATAATAATTAACAATAGGAGAATAAAAATATGGCAAGCGTAAAATCAGTAAATATAACAAACCTTGACAGTGTTCCTGTTGTTCTTTCTTCTAGCGAAGAAGTAGGTGGAAAACTTAGAGTGTTTTACGACACTTACGAAGCAAGTTCTTTAGCATCTGGATCAGACATCACAGTTGCTAGAATCCCTGCTAATGCGACAATTCATGACGTGATCATTAAAGCTGATGCT